CAAGATGCTAAGGAGACTGTTAATACACTTCGGGCAATCAAAGAAGAACAACCAGAACTCCTGGCTCCTTTGATGATGGCGTATGAGTTGACTGATGGTAATGTTAATAGCATTACACGTCTTAATAACTACGTCAAGCAATCCCTTGGTGTCCTTAATAAAGCCTTCATTGATGGTCAGCCTGAGATCCCCTCAGTGGTGATGAGAGGGTTTTACTCCAATGTCTATAACTCAGTACTGAGTGCCTTTGCTACACCTATCAAGGCTGGTCTTGCTAACACTGCATTGCTTATCGAAAAGCCATTCAGGGCAACCATTGGTGCTTTGACTGCTGGTGACACTGAGACTATCCGACGTGGGTTCTACCAATTCGGTAATGTCACTGAGACGTTGGGTGATGCTTTTGATTACATGAAGCAGGTGTTCAAACGGTCTGCTGATGATCCGTATCTCATTGAGGTAAGGGATGACATTGGTCTTCGTAATGAACAGCAACTAGAGGTTCTTAATTCCTTTGCTGAAGCTAAGGCTGCTCAAGGTGAATACGGTCCACAGGTGATGATGGAGATCGTAAAGAACATGAACGATCTTGCTAATCATCCTTGGCTTAGACTTGGTAACCGTTCTATGCAAGCATTTGATGGATTCACACAATCCATGATTGCTACATTTGAAGCCAAAGGTCGGGCATTTGATGAGGTAACAAGGGGAGGTAAGCTTCCATTTGATGCTGAGAAAGCTGATGCTATGTACCGCAAAGTGCGGGAGAAGATGTTCAATGAGGATGATCTTATTTCTGATGATGCTGTAAAGGCAACAGCAGGTGAGATTGCTTTGAATCTTGATAACGTTGCTAATAATGCGTTGTCAGCTTTGATTCGTAGAGCACCACTCCTCAAGCCATTCCTTCTCTTTACTAAGACTCCTCTCAATGAACTAGGATTGTCTGCTTCTTATACTCCAATGGGTTTGTTCTTTAAGGACTTCACAGCCTTCAAGAAACCATTTGAGGAGATGCCTATTGATGTTGTTAATGAGTTGTTGACAACTCGTGGTATTGAAGTGACACCTTACAATGCTAGGGCTAAGTACAACGAAATTAGAGCTGACCTAAGAGGTAGGCAAGCTCTCGGTGCATTGATGATTACAGGTACTGTCAGTTTGTTTATGACTGACCGCATCACTGGTAATGGTCATTATAACCGTCAAAAGCAAGCACTTAGGCGTGATGCAGATTGGAAACCACGGTCCATTAGACTGCCTGGTGGTAAGTGGGTTAGTTATGACAACCTCGGTCCAATTACTAACTTCCTTGCACTCACTGCTGATGTCATGGATAACTTTGATTCGTTGTCCCCTAATGACGTTGGTGAGCAACTCCGTAAACTTGGTTTTGTTGTAGCTTCTTCCATCACTGAGAAGACTATGTTGGCTGGTATTGAACCCTTCCTTGATGTAGTGAGGGGTGATGTCGGTGCTATCAACAAATGGGCTTCTAGCTTCCTTACGAGTGCTGTAGTGCCTGGTAGTAGTCAATTGGCTGAGATCTCTCGGTTGATGGATCCTGGGCTGAAGGAAGTTGAGATGGATCTCTTTAGTCTTATCCAGAACCGCATCCCATTTGCTAAAGGTGGAATGCCTATTAAGTACGATTGGATTGATGGTGGTGAAGTAGGAATCCCTGATAACTTTATGGCACGAGTGTGGAACACTTATATGCCATGGAAAGTTAACGGTAAGATCAGTCCAGAGAAGCAATTCCTGATTGATATTGAATATGATGCCCGTCCTACACTTCGTACCAACGGTAAGGGTGTTGAACTTACATCTGATGAACGATCCGAGATTACAGATATCATGGGTCGTGATGGGTTGTTTAAACGTGGTATTCAACGGGTTATGCAAACCAAAGAAGCTAAGCAGTTCCGTAAGAACTTCAAGAAAGCTATTGATGATGGGTTTGAACCTGACCTAAGTGAATTTGAAGGTGTACACATCTTGTTGGATCGTGAATTACGTAATGCTATGAGGATGGCCTCTGCTGTGTCTCCTAGTCGTGATTCTATTAATCGTAAGATGTACGTCCAAGAAGTTACTGGTAATTACCTGAGGAGTGGTAATCAAACAGCTGCTAGGGAGTTCCTTGACTACATGGAGAACTATTCTAAGTAAACAATGGCAATTACAGAAAACACATACACAGGGGACGGGTCTTACGGCCCTTTTCCTTTTACATTTGAATACATTGATGAGTCTGACGTCAAGGTAAGTCTTAATGGGACACTTACAAATGCATATACGCTTAATTCAGAAACAAGTAGTATTTTATTCAACAATGTTGTTGATATCGGTGTAGGAATTCGTATCTACCGTGATACTAACATTGATACTCTTAGTGCTGAGTTTTTCCCTGGTTCTGCTATTCGAGCAGAGGACTTGAATAATAACTTTACTCAGAACCTATATGTGACTCA